CCAACTCTTATATGGTTTGCACAAGTTAATTATATTCCATTTGCAGCGTATCAAATTAAGAATGGAGGAGTGTTTAAACATTCAAGCGAAACAGCAGAAAACGTTAATAAAACAGAAGTAGATTATTTAGTAGGCAAAGCTAGAGAGTATGCAAACTATTATAGCACTAGACTAGTAGATTATTTATGCTTTAATCAGTCTAAGTTCCCTGAGTACACAAGCAATAGTGATAACGATATAAGCCCAGACACAGATACAGTATTTAATGGGTGGGTTTTATGAAGTATAAGGTAAAGAAGAAAAACTTAAATAAGTTAATGATTTATTTAAAGAAAGATACTAAAAACTTAAATAATGAGAGGGAATATATCAAACGCAATAAGTAAAGATAGCGTTAAAAGAGGTTATGTAAGTGAAAAAATAAGTGTAAGTTGGAGGCATTATATAAGCGGTATTTCTACATATACTTTATTTAATACAGGTGCTACAACTGCATTCCCTTATGCCTATGGCGGTATAGCTGTACCTTATAACGCTTATTTTAGTCAATTTATGTTATCCTCAATGCCTTACAGTTCTAGGCAGTTTCCCGATGGGAGTTCTTTAACTTTAAGCGTTTACGTGGATAATGTTTTAAAAGGCAGTAATACTTCAACATACGGAAACAATGTAAGGGAAACGGTTGTTTTGGATTTCGGTCAATCAATAGAAATAAATAGAGGTCAAACAGTAACATTAAGGCTGCAAGTAAATGGTCAATGGTGGTATTGTGTAAGCACATCAATAATAACACAACGATAATGGAAAACCCGAAATTAGCATTAATACCAAGCGGATATAAAAGTGGTAAAGTTTACTCAATTTTACCTACTGATGGTGTTGGGGATTTTACTTTCACTAGAGCTAGCGAAGGAACGAGAATAAAAGAAAACGGTTTAATTGGTACTGAATTAAATGGTATTCCGCGTTTAGATTGGTCAAACAGCGATTGTCCTAGTTTATTGTTAGAACCGCAAAGGACAAACAATTTGCTATATAGTGAAGATTTAACAAATGCAGTTTGGAGTAAGATATCAGCAGGAACAGGAACAAACCCTGTTGTTACTGCAAATTATAGTTTATCGCCAAGCGGTGAACAAAATGCGGATAGGATTGTTTTTAATCAAGGTAGCGGAATAGGAGGTAGCGATTACAGTATAGTAAGGCAAATTGTTTCTAATGTAGGTCAAGGAATTTCGAGTGTTTATATGAAATCAAATACATCTCAAAATTATTTGATAAGCATAGACGAAGTAGGTTTTAATAATAATGTAACAGTAACACCAGAATGGCAAAGATTTGAATATAGCGAAAGTACAAATGATAGGTTGCAATTATCTTTAAGAGCTGGAAATAACTCAAGTTACGCAGACGTTTCTGTTTGGGGTGCTCAAATGGAAGCAGGAAGTTATCCAACAAGCTATATCAAAACAACAGGAGGTATAGAAACAAGGCTTGTTGATACCTGTGAGGTTGCAAGCGGATTGCAAGAGTATATAGGTCAAAACAAAGGTACTTTATTTGTAGATTTTGAATATTTAGCACCAATCGAGAATAACAGTAGCACAGATTCAATTAGAGATGTATTTATTCTAGGTAAGTCAGGAAATATAACAGATTACATAACTTTTGATAATTATAGAAGTATATTTAGGGTTTTTATTAATCAAAGTGGGGTGGTTTCGTCTGTGTCCAGTGCTGTTGCTGGTAGTGCATTGGCAAATACTAGATACAGATTCGCAATTAGGTACGAAAACGGAAATAGTAAATCTTTTTTAAATGGTAGTTTATTAGGTTCTAGTTCTGTTAATATTAATTTTGGTACTGTTTTAGATGGTATATTTTTTAGCTGGTCGGCTAATTCAAGACCATTCAGAAACCAGAAAAAAGTTTACGATTTAAGAACTTATAAAGAAGCATTGACAGATGCTCAATTAATAGAATTAACGACTATATAATGGAAATAAAACTAGGTAAATACGAATTTAAAAGCGAAGAGCAGGCTTTAGATAAAATACAAGATTTAGGAATTAATACAGATTTTGAGGGTAATGAATATCCAACACATAAACACGCTATTGTATTACTGGGTCATATAGTTTTAGAGCAGGGAGAATATGATGAGAATTTAGAAGAAATAAAAGCGCCTGTTTTAAGTGATAAATACCACGTAGACGTAGTTTGGAATGGTTTAGAAAGTCATCCATACGGTTGGAAAACTTATAGCGTAGATTTAGAGAGCGAGGGAATGCATCAATTTGCAGGAGTATCGTATTTAGAAAATAAAATGTAATGACAATACAAGATTTGAAAATAGGAATTTTAAATGCTGTTACTTTAGGTATCAGCTTTACACATATAGAAAATAGTTTAAAGATTATATTATTGTTATTATCAATAGGCTATACAGCCCAGAAGATATACGAAACGCACAAAAAGAATGACTAAAAACTTTAAAAAAAGTGAGTTTGATTGCAAGTGTGGTTGTGAAATGCCAGATGATGTATTTGTAAATATTACTAAACTAGCAAACCAATTACAGTATGTTAGGGATAATGTAGCTATGCCTATAACTATAAATAGTGCTTATAGATGTGAAGCACATAACAGCTCAGATGCTGTTAAAGGTTCAAAAAACTCTCAGCACTTACTAGGCAAAGCTGCTGATATTGTTATTCAAGGTTTAGACCCTGTTTTAGATACTTACGATTATTTTGATGAATTAATGTTATCAGGAGAAATACTTCAAGGCGGTTTAGGAATGTATAAAACTTTTACACATTACGATATTAGAAAAAATAAAGCACGTTGGAACTATGCCTAAATACAAAGATAAAAACGGAACTACAAGAGTAGGGGATGCTTTACGTTGGTTATTAAAGCAAGGCAAAGAAGTAGCACCTGAACTGTTGAAAATAGCAGGGAACGTTACAGGAATAGAAGCCTTAGAGGTTTTAGCTTCTAAAATTGGTGCTGATGAAAAACTAAGCGAAACTGATAAACAACTTTTATTAGAAGAATTAAACTTTGATAAAATAGAAATGCAAGAAACCACAAAACGATGGGTTTCGGATAACAATACAGACAGTTACTTAACACGCAATATAAGACCCTTAACGTTAGCCTTTTTAACCGCTACACTATTTATATATATAATATTAGATAGTTCTTTAGAGGGCTTTAAAATATCTCCTGATTGGATTGACTTACTTAGTTCTTTATTACTTTTGGTTTATGGTGGTTATTTCGGTATGCGTTCAGCAGAGAAGATTACTAAGCATTGGAAAAATAAATAGTTTTTTACTTTTTTTTTTAAAATAAAATATATAACTTTGAATTTTTTATTAAAACTAGACATTTAGTTAAATGTTTTGTTGCCCTTAAAGGCAAAAAAAACAAATACAAAATAAATAGATATAAAAAGTTAAATAAAATATAAGACTTAGGGGAACTAATCAAATGGCAAAAAGAACACAACGCAAAAAATTAGTAGATAAATTAGATAAAGTTTTTAGTATATATATAAGACGTAGGTTTGCTGAAAATGATATAGCAGAGTGTTTTACTTGTGGTAAACAAGACCATTGGAAGAAGCTACAAAACGGACACTTTCAAAGTCGTAAGCACTATTCTACTAGGTGGCACGAGCAAAACTGCCAAGTTCAGTGTTCAGGTTGTAATGTTTTCAGATACGGAGAACAATATAAATTTTCTAAGAATTTAGATAACACTTACTATAGTGGTTTAGCAGAAGAACTACATATAGAAGCAAATAAAACGGTTAAACTAGATAATACAGATTTAGAAATGTTAATAGAAAAATATGAAATGTTAATTAAAGAACTAGATACTTAGCGTATATTTGTATAGTATTGTTTTTGTTTTAATATCGGTTGTAATAACCAGATTAAGCCACCTGTAAAAGGGTGGTTTTTTTGTTTATAAAAGTATTTTTTTGTTAATTATTTTTTTTATTGAATTATTTATTTTATATTTGCCTTAATATTAATTAAAACAAAACATTATGAATTTATTTGAAAGATTAAAACCAGAGTACAAAGACAATTTAGAAACAGGTAACACTAAACACCCTGCTTTAGTTGGCTATGCAGTTGACCAATTAGAACTTTATGAGTTTGTTAGAGATATGCCTTATGGCTTAGTAATAGACTTAAAATTCTTATTAGAAGTAGACAGTCCTTTTGAATTATTTAAAGAAATATAATATGACTTATTCAGAAGATGTAAACAGAGCAGCCTCAACAGATACAATAGACTTTTTAAATGCTCGTATAGATGCATTACAGAAGCGAGTAGAATTTTTAGAAGCACAAATAGAAATTAATAACAAAAACAAATAATATGAACAAAGAAAAATTAACAGAGTTATACAAAGAGTATAAACTAGAAAAAGAAGATGTATTTAAACATCAACACTATTTAATCATCACTAGAAGTGGAATCGACAAGATACAAGCCGTTGCTAAGATTCAAATTACTTATGAAGTAGTAAGGTGTGAGCCAAATTTTGCAGTATTTAAAGCTGTAGCACATAAAGGTTCTGCAACTATTGAAACCTTTGGCAGTGCTTTAAAAGGTGATAGCTATAAAGATTCTTCAACTAACAGTTGGTATGTAGCTGAGATGGCAGAAAAAAGAGCAATGAGTCGAGCCGTTTTAAAACTAACAGGCTTTTACGAACTAGGCGTATTCGGAGAAGATGAATCAGAATCATTTAAAAAATAAATAACAATTAAATTAAATTAAATTATGGGAGCAATTATCAACTATTCACTAAGAGTGGACAAATTACCAAAGGAGAAGTTTATCGCAGGTAAAGACGGTGCGGTTTATGTAAACCTTACAATGAGTGTAAACGATGAAACACGTTACGGAAATAACGCATCAATTATGATTAGCCAAACACAAGAAGAAAGAGAAGCTAAGAAACCAAGAACTTACATCGGAAACGGTCAAGTGGTTTGGACAGATGGAAACATCGTGAAAGCGGAACGTGAAGAAGCTAAAGAGGTGGTACAAGAAGCTGAAACAAGCGATTTACCATTTTAATTAAATAGGGCGGTGTAATAACCGCCTTTTTTATTACCTTTACAATATGGAAGATTATATTTTTGATTTATGGATAAATTCTGACACTAAAACTGATAGCAGATTAGTTGTAGGTAATAAGGTTGCAAGTATTTTTTTACAATTAAAAAAAGAAACAAACTTAAAATCAAGTGATTTAATAAAAACTAAGTATAGCCAATTTATTGAATTATATAATAAACCAAACACTTATATTCTTAAGCAAAAATGTAATAAAAGTTTTGTTACAAAATACTGTGAAATATCTGTTAGCTTAAAATATAAAATTGATACATTTAAAGAGTGGATGAAATTTAACTATAAATATTTTGATGATGAAATTTTTTACAATCCTATAAATCAAAAAAGGTATACAAGAGAATTTATATCAAAAAAACAAAATAAAAAAATAGTAAATATAAATCATTTAAAAACTATTAAAACTTATATTATAAAAGACGATTTAAATAATACTTATAAAATTGGCAGAAGTATAGACCCATTAAAAAGAGAAAAAACCTTACAGAGTGAAAAACCTAATTTAAAGTTAATTAAGATATTTGAAAATAATATAGAAAAAGAATTGCACGATTTGTATAAACATTGTAGATTAAGAGGGGAATGGTTTAACCTTAATAAGGTACAATTAGAGTATATTTGCACAAATTACGCATAACAAAAACAAAACAATACAAAACAATGAAAGAGATAACAGAAGAACAAACTACACATAATATGTTGATGGAGTTGATAGCAGAAGAATGCACTATCGACACGTCAGAGGTTATGGAGTACCCACCAACAGCATTGAGTTTAGGAGAAAAAACTATACAGGCAAAAGGCGGAGATATTACAATGCCCATACCTATTGGAACGTATGGAAATTTTAGTTTTGTACAAGCACCTCCAAAGAGTAAAAAGACGTTTTTTGTTTCATTACTTGCATCAGTTTATTTAAGTGGTGGTAATAACTTTGGCGGTAAAATTAAAGGACATAGGGATGGCAGGTGTTTAATGCACTTTGATACAGAGCAGGGACACTGGCACGCTCAACGAGTTTTTAAGCGTGTTCAGGATATGAGTACAACTAAAGAGGTAGGCTGTTACCATACATACGCACTTAGAACAATAGGATATAAAGAGCGTTTACAATTTATAGAACATTGCTTAGAGCAAAACAAAGGTAAAAACGGATTAGTAATTATTGATGGTATTGCTGATTTAGTATCAGACGTTAATAATTTAGAAGAATCAAATTTATGCGTTCAAAAAATAATGCAGCTATCTGCTAAATACGATTGCCACATAGTTACTGTAATACATAGTAATTATGGAAGCGACAAGCCGACAGGACACTTAGGTAGCTTCTTAGAGAAAAAAACTGAAAACCAAATACAACTTGAAGTAAATACAGTTAATAAAGAATGGATAACAGTAAGCTGCAAACGAAGTAGGGGTTATGCTTTTGAAACGTTTAGCTTTAGTATTAATGAGTTTGGGTTGCCTTTTGTAGTTGGCGAAATATATGACCCATTAGAATACTTTGTACCTAGAACACTAACACCAAATAAATAAATGAAATCAATTTTAGAACTAGCATATAAAAAACATAGTGACTGGAATAACATAGTAAAGAGTTTCGGCTGCAACCCCTCAATGAGTGAGGACGTTGTTCAAGAAATGTATATACAGTTAGATGCTGATGTAAAAAAAGGCTTAGACCTTTACTTTAAATCCCAGATAAACCATTACTACTGCTATAAGGTTCTAAGAGGTATTTATACAAATTTATACAAGTCAAGCCTAAGACAAAAGAAAGTATATTTAGAAGATATAAATGAAATTAAAGAAATTCAAGAAAGTGGTATTAACGAGCTAGAATGGGCAAAGCAGCGAGACCATATAGACAGCATATTAAACGATATGTATTGGTATGACAAAAAGATATTTGAGATAGTAGCTAAGGGTGTGAGTGTTGCAGAACTAAGCAGGAACACAAAAATAAGTTACTACTCACTTTATAATACATATACAAACGCAAAGAAACATATAAAAAACAAGTTATGATACAAACTTTTAAAAGAGATTTAAAAAGAGGTAAACACCACGAGAACGTTGTTTTAAATTATATTAAAGCTAAATATAAAAACGCTTATATTAAAGATGGTTATTGTAAAGAATACGATATTTTTATTCCAGAGGTTAATTTTGGGGTCGAAGTCAAGTCAGATGAAAAAAGTAAATACACTAACAATATAGTTATAGAAATAGAATTTAATAATAAACCATCAGCATTAATGACAACTAAGGCTAAGTTTTGGGTTATTTATGATGGATATAGTTATAATTGGTTTTTAACAGATAAAATAAAAGACTGCATAAAAGACAATAATTTAAGGTATGCAGAATTTATAGGTAAAGGAGATACTAAAAGTAAAAAAGCATATTTAATTAAAAAAGAACTTTTATATAAATACAAAGAATTATGAGATTAGGGGATTTAGTTTATTACATTACTTATTACACAGGCATACATTGGCTAGTAAAAAAGATTAGCAAAGCGCTAGGTAAAGATTGCGGTTGCGACCAGAGGCGTGAAGATTGGAACGATATAAATATAGACTTATGAGAATAGAAGACCAAGAAGCGTGGGTAGACTTTAAAGCAAATGTTACTACTAAGCTATCAAAAGAGCAGTATAGGCTTTTATGCACGTTACACGCTAGATATTATAACCATAAATATTATGAGCCTTGTAGCTGTAAACCAAAAACATTAGTGATGTGGATAAAAGATATTGATAATATATATAACAAAATTAAATGATAGAAAAAATTCATAATTGGGAAAAAGCCGTTGTAACGCTTTTAAATTTAGATGGGTGGAACTTAACCCATACAGGCAAAGGCAATGAATCGTGGGATGCAACAGGTACAACTCCAAAGGGTCAAGAATGTGTTATAGAAATGAAATTTAGAAATAAATACTATGACACTAAAATATTAGAGAAGTTTAAACACGATAAGCTAATAGAAACTGGTAAGGTTGCTTTATACCTAGTGAATGACCCTAAAGGTAATTATATGTTCTGGCTTAATAACTTAGAGGGTTTAAAGACTAAAGATATATACTGCCCTGATACAACGCTATGGACAAAGAAAAAAGTTTTAAAGCCTTGTTACCTATTAAAAGAAAAAGATGCAGCAATAATTAACCTAAACGAAGAATCAGAAATAGGTGTATGGGATAGCTATTTTAAGATAAAAGAAAAAATAAATAAAAAAAATAGTTAATTAATTTGTTTATAATTAAAATAAAATTGTATATTGCGGTATATTAATAAAACAAAACATTATGAAAACGAAATACAGCAACTTACACGACATTAATACTTTTATGAGCACAAAAGATAACGAAACTTATTTTAGTGGAATGGATGAATATGGTGAACCTAAAACAATAGTATTTAACACTATTGAATTATTAGAATGGTTAGACGTTGACCATATGAAAAAACAAACAATTGAATATATTAAAAATCTATAATTATGAAAAAGACAAAAACAGGATTACACATTGACGTAAAAGGTAAGCGCATTGAAGTTTACACTAAGAGAGATTTAAAACAAAGAGATAAAGAGCTACAAAATAAGCGTGAACTAATTATATCAGCATCGCTTATAGTATTAGCATCTTTGTTAGTTACTTTGGGTTTTATAATTGGAATATCTAGATAATGACTTTATTACAAAAACAATCTTATAATCTTTGGTTTAACCACATAGCTGATTTAGTTATGGAATGGAGTAAACAAAAACCTGCAAATACAGATTTAAAAAATATGGTTCAGGGAATGACAGAGATAGGTCAATATGTAAACGCTTTAAATGTAGAAAACAGCGTACTAACAAAACGTATAGTACTTATACGAGAAGAAAAAAATAAAACGCTTATAGACTTGAATAAGCAAATAGAAGATTTAGAAAACAAATTAAAACAATACAAAATATGAGTTGGTTAGATAGTTATATAGATGAACCAGATGCAAGAACAGAATGCGCCTGCTGCGGTGATGAAACAAATGGCGATTATTATTGTTCAGTTGAATGCTTTAATTTAGATTTAGAATGATACTACTAGTAGATGCAGATAGTTTAATATTTGCTTCTTGTTATAAGAAACGAGAAAACCCAGAAGATGACAAATACTATAGAAATATAGAAGATGCACAAGCTAAGTTTGATGAGCAGTTTATGAGCATAGTGAACAAGCTAGAAGATATGTACCCTATTGAAAAAGTACTAACGTTTAGCGGTAGTAAGGGAAACTTTAGAAAGCTAATTACAAGCGACTACAAAGCCAATAGAAAAAAACAAGAATTACCGCCTTTGTTAAATGAAATGCACCAATTTGTAAAAGACCAATACGAAAGCGTTTGGGGTTATGGAATTGAAACGGATGATATGGTAGCAAGGTATTGGTACGAGTTATCAAATGAAGTAGGGCGTAATAATGTTATGATAGTTTCAATCGACAAGGATTATAAGCAGTTCCCTTGCCTTATGTATAATTACCATTACAAACATAAAGAGGTTTTAGATATAAGCGAGGACGAGGCTTTATACAACTTTTACGAGCAAATGATAATAGGAGATACAGCAGACAATGTAAATTATTTTAAAGGCAAAGGAAAAAAGTTTGCAGAAAAATATTTAGCTGATTGCGATACAAAATATCAATACACAAAAAAAATGTACGAACTATTTAAACAAGAATACAAAGGCAAAGCAAGGCAAAAATATGCAGAGTGCTATCACTTGTTAAAACTTAGAACAAATGATTAGATTTGTATATGACTTAAATATAGTTCTGGAAGCAATAGAAAACCAAGACTATAAAGATGCAGTAGCAATGATTAAAGAGATACAAGAAGATTTAAAAATATTAGATTTATTATAAAAAAATAGTTAATTAAATTGTTTATTAAAAATAAAATATATATATTGCACAAAATAATAATAATTAAAACAAAAACAAAATGAAAACAACAGAAATTAAAAGAGGACAGTTCAACGCTTATTATCCAATAAGTAATTTAAAAATGGCAGAAGTAAACAGGGATGTATTACTTAAACATTCAGAAAACTTTAAAGAAAAATTAAACGAGTTCGGATGGATGATGCCTATTGTTATATCAAGTGATGGAGATATAATAGAGGGTCATCACAGGGTTGTATCTTCAAGACTTTTAAAGCAAACAACAGTACCTGCTTATATTGTTGATTGGGTTGATACCAATAAAGGTAAAGAGCATTTAAACGCTATTATAAGCCTAAACAATGGGAATAAGGCTTGGACTACTTTAGACTACTTAAAAGCATTTTCAAAAGAAAATAAACAATACGCCAAAGTTTATGATGCATTTCTTAAAAATAGAAATAACGTATCTGCAGGAAATGTGGTTAATAGTTTCTTTGGTTCACAATCTAAGAATTTTAAAAAAGGTCAATCCAACATAAAGGATGAAAAATTTTCTTTATACTTATTAGAAAAAATATCCAACTTAGTTAATGATTACGGTAAAAGCAATGTTCAAGCGTATTGTGTAAGGGAAATGATTAACATAGGATTTTCAAAGGCGTTTAAAGATTATAAAGCTATGAATTATTTATTTGCAGAGTATGGAAGATTAGCAAAACTTGAGCACCCTGCTGCTACTTCAATATCAAAATTTAAGCCTTTAATGGAAGTTAATTTAAAACATTTTTATAGAAAATAAAATTATGAAACGAGCAACTTATTTACATTACGAAAACGGTAAAGGCTATGATGTTATAGACTTTATAAAAGATTATGAACTAAACTTCAACAGAGGAAATATAATTAAGTATATTTGTAGGAGTGGAAAAAAAGACGATGAGTTAAAAGACTTAGAAAAAGCAGCAGATTATTTAAGGCGTGAAATAGAATACCTAAGGGAGCAACAGCAACAATGGATAGAAAAAAACAAATAGAATACTATAAACAAATGGAACAAAAAGAACTAGAACACCAAGAACAAGTTAGAGGGGTACAAGATGACCCAATAACACATAGACACCTAAGCTATTTAAAATGCGTATTGATAAGTCAGTTACTACTAGAGGCAAACGATGACTTAAAAGGAAGTGTAGGGTTTAAGCAGAACGTAAAGCTGCAGGTAAACAAAACATCTAAACTATTGGAGGGAATATATCAAGAGGGTTTTAATACAGTTTACAATAACAATCCTGAAATGTGTACCAATGTACTAAACAAAATAGACAGCTTAACACATAAAATAAAAGTAGCTACTATTGATGAGCTAGTAATGATTGATGCCTTAGTCGATAACTACTTCCAGAACAAAGAAGAACATAATAAAAACCAAACAGCAGAATTCACTAAATTAAATTAATATGTATATAAATATAGAGATAAGAGACACAGACCGTAAAGACTATTATAAATTCCTTATAAACGGATTAGATTTAGGAACGTGGGAGCGTTCAGACCTTAGACATTTAATAGAAGTAATAGACAATAAAATATAAACAATGAGATTAGACCTATTAAAACAAGCAGTAAATAAAAAATTTGATTTAGATATAGAAACGAAGTCAAGAAAAAGAAAATATGTATATGCTAGGAAAGTATTTTGTAAACTAGCAAGAGAAACTGGTGCAACTTTTAAAGCAATAGGAGAAGAGATAGACAATAAACACGACTTAGTATTGTTCCACTGCAAAACCATAGACGTAATAGAATATCAATACAAAGATAAACACGATGAACTAATAGATGAACTAGGCTTAGAGTTATCTATACCATTTAACAATATAGAAAAAGCAAAAATAAAAAAAGAAATAGTTAAAGCTGTAGGGAGTGAAACATTAAAGCGAATTAAAGACATTACAGACGTTTTAATAGAATGGGATATAGAAACACTACAAGAGTTTAAACAAACACGCCTAAACCCTTTTAAAGCATCATTAAAGGCTAGAGTAAAGCCTAAGACAATAAAAGAAGTAAAAGGTGCACTGGTAAATAGTAGATATAAAAACCCTGTATTATGCTAATAACAAATGAATGTAATATGAAACTTATGTCAAGGTATGAGGATAACCACTTTGACTTAGCAATAGTTGACCCACCTTATGGGATTGATGTTAATGTAAATATGGGTAGGCGTAAAGGCGACAAACAAAGCGACTATCATAAATTTTCAGGTAAAGATAAATCAATACCAAGTGAAAGTTATTTTAAAGAATTATTTAGAATAAGTAAAAATCAAATTATATGGGGCGGTAATTATATGACAGATTATTTATACCCAAGTCCTTGTTGGTTGTTATGGGATAAGGGATTCTCTGAAGATGTTAGTTTTGCTCAATATGAATTAGCTTGGAGTAGTTTTAAAACAAGTGCTAAAAAATATGATTACAACGCAGCAGCAAACAGAAATAGAATACACCCTACACAAAAACCAGTTAAACTATACGAATGGCTTTTAATGAACTATGCAAAAGAAGGAGATAAAATACTTGACACCCATTTAGGTAGTGGCTCAATAGCTTTAGCGTGTCATAACTTAGGATTTGATTTAACAGCTTGTGAACTTGACAAAGAGTATTACGATGCATCAATAAAAAGAATAGAACAGCACAAAGCACAAATAAGAATGTTCTAAAAAAAAGTAATTCTGTTTATATATTAATAAGTTCAGTTAACTAATTAAATACTGATTATGGATAAGAGAGTAAACAACAAAGGTACAAAAGGAAACAAAGGAGGTCGACCATCAAAGGCAGATGAGATAAAACTTATAGAACGCTTAGATGCTATAATAGACAAAGACGAAGCATTAGGTAAACTAGGGGAACTAGTAGCTAAAGGTGATATGAGAGCCGTACAACTGTATTTAAGCTATCGTTATGGTAAACCTAAGGAAAGTGTTGACATCAACTCTAGTGAGGGCTTAAACATCAATTTTAGAGATTTAATTAAATTCGTTGATTAAAGTAAAGAAAAAATATATGCCTATTGTTGATTCAGACAGTAGGTATTTTATTGTGAGTGGTGGGCGTGGTTCTGGGAAGTCTTTTTCAATAAACGCCCTTTTAGTGATGCTAACATATGAGCAAGGTCACACGATACTGTTCACACGTTACACATTAACCTCAGCTTATATATCAATCATTCCAGAGTTTATAGACAAGCTAGAGCAGTTTGGCTCAATAGCAGATTTTCATATAACCAAAGATGAGATACTAAATAAAAAGACAGGAA